ATACGATTTGAGAGCAATCTGTATACTCTGCTTGTATCTCTCGCATTCTATGAAACACATATTCTAAATTGAATTTTTTATACCCTCTTTTATTCTCGGCCCACATATCGTCAAAAGCTGTTTCGACTACTATAAATAAGAAACACCCCGTAGATCTGCACCTTTCTAATTCTTTTACAAACCTATTATATCCATTTGTTACTGTTGCACAAAAGTCCTGGTAAGATTTCCTATCCACGAATGTATAGTCATATAAATTACCCCCAACTCCGTAATCACCTACATCTAATTTCAAAACATCACTGTTATTGAAGCTAAGAGGCTTCTGCTCTCTTGTATCAATTAATATATTGGTGTTTGAGTAATCGTCATGAAAATTACTTGGTAGTTGCTTGCCGAGCATAGGCAACATACCAATTTTGGTGCAAGCTTCGCGGTAACTACCAAAGACCTCTTTGAAGATGTCTACATCGGGTAATTTAGAAGTTTGTAGGTAAAGAGAGGGTGGACCACCCGACATGCCCTTGGCTTGTATTTTTTCTTTAAACTTGTTTATTATAAATTCTTCTACTTCTTCACGGGGTGCAGTTACGCACCACTTCTTCATGTTCCGCTTGTTGATAAAGTCAGTAGCGAAATACTGATCGTATTTTTTGAACGGGATCAGTTCTCCTGTCAGTTTGTCTTTCCTCTGATAATATTCTACATAGTAATCTCCAAGATACTTACCATGCTTTTTAACATGAGCATGTAAACTTCTAAGAGAATCAAATGAATCCCCACATTCTTTGCACTTATAAGACATCTTGTTGACCAATACCTAAAACTCTTGCTTTCCACTCTGCCATACCCTCTAAACGCTCTGCCTCAGTCTTGATAGCTGCCTTTTGCATCTCTGCTATCCGAACCATGTTAGCTCTCTCCTCTTCCTCTTGAAATAACTGAACAACTGACAAGATTGATGCATTTTCTTTCTGCATCTTCTTCATCCTCTCTCCACGATCACCTTGTAGCTTTTTTGTAAGGTTTTCTATCCTAGTCTCGCATTGATGATACTCAGAACTTTTAGCTTTGATAATTTCTGCTAAACGGATTGACATTTCTTGTTGTTCGTCAGCTTCATCAAACATACTGTTAAGTTTATTTAAGTGAGCACTGATAACTTCAAGATTAATGACTTCTTTACAGACATTTAAATACAAATTAATTTCATCAGCCGTCAGGTCTGGTTTATCCCAAGTTAAACGAATAAATTCATGCTCGAACAACACTCTGTCTTCTTCATTAAGATAATTGTTAATAATCTTTAAGAATCTAGAGTTTGCTAAGTTGATACCGAGTTTTTCGATACAAACTTGCTTTTGCCTATTGAGTTTCCCGTCTTCCAAACCTAAACCTGTAGAATCATTGATTTTTTTGATGATCCTAGAGGGAGACTTCGGTGAGGTGTATGAATTGAGAGCACCACTATCTTGAGACGGTAAAAAGTCGGGGTTAACCTCTCGTATCTTACTTAATACAGCTCTCTGCTCGTTGCTGAGTGGTCTAACTGATTTATCTGGGAAAACTATCTGTGCGATCTGTAAAGAGGACAAACCATCCTGCGCTTGCTTCAAAATAAACTCTTCTTGCTCCTTGGTGAACTCAATGACCTCCGCTGGTTGTCTACAGCGAGTTTTGTAGTCTATGGAGTTTTCGACTAGGTATTTCCTTACAGCTCGACCTTGTTTAGACCTACCGTCTAAAGTATCATCTTTAAAACACTTCCTTGTAAGCTCGATAAGATTTTGAATCTTCGGAGCATTCTCTTTAAGGAATTCTTTTTGTTCACTCGTTAGATCCATCACTTATAATATCTTGTTGATTTAGTATTTCTATGGCTACCTGTAAGAACTTCTTCTTAAGATTCTTAACTTGCCTATATCCTAGTTTATTTTTCTGGGCAGATAACTTGTAACCCATAAACCTTGCTACATCCTCCTCTGTCTTCTCTTCAAAGTATAACATCCTGTATGCGCGATAATGAATGTCTGTTAATTTTATTTTCATATAGGAATTTAACTTTTTTAGAGATAACTCAAAATCAAAACCGTCATATTCTCTACCCTCCACTTCTTGGACAAAATCTTCTGTTGATAAAGGCGTTTTAAGTTCTAACCCTGATTTTTTGCTCTTTTCCCACTTAGCGTAAAGAGTGCATGTAGAATCTTGTTTTTGTGTTCTAGTAAGTGAGCACCCCTCTCCTACAGCAAATTTACAATTCGCACACGGCCTTACATAATTACCATAATGGTTACGTATGAGGTTCCGTAACTGGTTAGATATAATTCTACCTATCCACGGCTCCAGTGGCCGTTCTTGATCCCACATATGCCACTTCTTAGAGATGTGAACCTTTATAATTTGTTCTACATCTTCGAAGTCGAACCATTTGACAGCATTCAACCTCCACTTAAACTGTTGTCGCTTAACAGCTGCGTCTATGATGTCAGAAAAATCTTCATAGGTATATTCACCTTTCTTTTTTCTTTTCATCAATAAATTCATTAATTGAGCGAGATCTAGTGCTTCTCTCCCTTTTTTCGGATTGCTCCTCTCCAACTAATGAACCAAAAGTCGTAATATTTTTTTCGTTTTGTATTTCTACTTGTAAGCTGCTAATTTCAGGCACTGATTCTGCGTCTGTTTCATTATCAGACAACACGACAGACTTTTGCACCGTAGACTCTGCTCCAGCCGTATTCACAGAAACGCTTTTATTAAGCTGTTGACCACACTTAGTGCAAAAATTAGGTTTTGCATGACCGTAGGTCATCTTATGACCGCAACTATGACAAAATAAATGGCTCATCACTATATATTTATAGATTTTTATTAACTTTTTTCAATTAAAACAAGACTTTAAAGTCCTAGTTAAGCTGTTCGCCGCTTTCGCGTTGACTGTGTAATCTTGTTATACATATAGTTTACACTTTTTTGTAACTTTCTAGTTTAGATATGATAAACTTTAAAATTTTACTACGGACAATATCAGAATTGTTAAAACTGAAACAATGAATACCATTTTCAGCAGAGTCATCGTCTTTAAATATATCGAACATCTCCGAGAAGCCAGTCTTGCCATTGATATCACTTTGCATAAAGTCTCCACAAATAATCAACTTGCTATCCTCGCCAATACGTGTAATCAATGTTGTTAACTCTTTGAAGGTAAAGTTCTGGGCTTCATCAGCCACAATTAACTTTTCATTCCAGTTAGCACCTCTTAAGAAATTTATAGGCACCGCAGATATGCGTCCTTCTTGTTTCAGGAAGGCTGTATCGCCCTCAAAAATTATTTCTTCCAACTTATCATACAAAGGCATCAAAAATGGATCAAACTTATCTGTTATATCCCCTGGTAAGCTTCCCAGTCCTTTATCCGCACTTTCCACTATGCTTCTCACATACAACAATTCTTTTTCTGGGGTCTCTGCTAAGAGACGCAAACATCCGTATAAAGACATATAAGTCTTACTGGAACCCGCTGGCCCAGAAACAAAGAAGATTTTAACGCTAGGATCTAGCAGTGTAGCTAAAAATTTCTTTTGACGAGCTGTGAACTTAAACGCTCGCTCTTTAAATTTTATCGAATGATGAAAATGTGGCGTTAACTCTAAATTAGAGGATTTTTTACGTGGCATTTAATATAATTACACGTAAATTACAGTTTAATATTTTTTATTGTCGCCGTGGTCGAAACTGTATCCCCTTCTGACACTCCAGCATTCTGCGAAATTACCCTAGCACCTACGGGCATTACTATAAGAGAAGACATCAAGCTATTTATTTCAGACTTTGTATCTTGTAAATTTACAGAAACTTGTGCAGCTAATATAGCTCCGCTTAAATTAATAAAGTTTTGTAAACCAGTTGAAGTTATTGACATTTCTTCCTCTATACCGTCGAGCAACATGCTTGTCGGAAATTCCGAACCAATGCCGTAAACTGGTGTGCGATTGTAACTTCTCGAAAAGCTAATTTGTGATTGGACGTTACCAACTACATCATCAGCGTTTGTAACGCTACAAGTATGACCATAAACAAAACTATCTCCACTTATTGGCATAGCTGATGTTTGAGTGAATGCCCTACTATCACCAGACAGCTTTGTCTGAGTTGGCGGGTCCAAGCTAACGAAGCTCGCGGTTATTTTCGCGGGTTGGTATGGCTCAACACTTACGCTTACATTTCGCGGGTAGCATTTTTTATATATATTTTCTCCAATCTTAATAGGCACAAACGCATCCTGTGCCGCAGCCGTCCCACTAAGATATCTAAATCCCTCCTCCAAATCAGGATGAAGCAAAGAATTAATAGTTATATCCGCAGTCAACGCACCACCAACAGTAAATTGATCTGTAGCAGTAATATCAATACCCAGTTTTCTTTTCGCGCTAAGTGAAGTGTTAAATGTAACATCAGCGTTTGTCGCAGGAACATAGTCTATCGACCCAGTAAAACCTGTATTAACAGCACTTGTGTTTATCTGACCAATGTATACAGGTGTATTAGCGTAAGAAAGACTCATTTACTCATATTACACCAGTTTTACTGGTTGCCCACTACCATTAACGCAAAATTAGCCGTAGCATACGATACCCAAATCACGCCCCATCCATAATCCTTCTTCGCAAAATACGCCGCAGCAACAACAGCATACATCACCCCAGCCACTAATGGCACATACCTTGTTATAACATCTAACACCTTGTAATTATATGGGCTTTCTATTTTTTTTAAACAACAAAAGCAACAACCTCCACAGCTCACCACGTTACAAGAAATGGGGGTTGATAGATTGATGAATGGCTCCCCCCCGCATGTCACAACATATTGTGCATTTGCATTTTTGAGAAATCGGGTAGGGTCACAGTGTGGCAAAAAAAATGTTTTTTTTGTGTGATTATGCTTGTGCCATCAGTTTTTTCGGCTATAATGCTTACATGACTAAGATCAAGACCACCTACAGAACCACCATCGACTTCCTCAATGACTGCGACACCGTGATCTTCGAATACGAAGGTGTCGAGCATGAGGGAGAGGTCACCTTGCACGACCCCGAGATCCACGATGATGACTGCCCAGAGGGTCACGTTTACATTCTCTTCCCTGCCATCACAGGACGCGAAGAGTTCCCCTTCGGGATGCCAGTTCATGAGGATGACATAGTGGCGAGGGTTGACGAAGACGGTGAGAGAGTTGAGCTGTAGGCGCTAAAAAAAAAGAAAAAAAAGCGCGATTCCCCTTGCGCCCACGCTAAAATCAGCTATAATATCCCCATGACTCAGGAAGACATCATGACCCGCCCGACCGACAACTACTATGTGGTGACCGCTGCCTCACGCGCCGACTCTATGAGTCGGGTGCTGGTGGGCGGCACCGTGAACAAGCCGCTTGCCCTCGCTATCGGAGAGCAGCAGATCGCTGGGATGGTGAGCGGTTTCGCCTCCCGCGCCGAGGCGCTTGAGACATACCCCGAGATGCGCGGTGACTTCATCCCTCGCCCTCTCCCTCTGTAACTCACTGATACTCAACGAGTTATGGGCGGCGGCCCCGCCGCCATGCGTAAGTCGTTGATACTCAGTCACTTACGCAGGTTAAAAAAAGAAATAAAAAACGCATTTAGGGCTTGCGGTTAGCCGCAACTCTGCTACTATGTCCCCATGACAGTAACTGATACTACCCCTCGCACCCGCCCGTTTTACATGGTGATCCGCCCGAGCCGCATTCACGCGGGCTTCTGCCTCCTCTGGTGTGGCGAGGACCGCCACGATGCCCCCTACGGTCACCCGCAGGTGTTCGCTTCCCGCGACGAGGCGCTTGAGGCGTATCCCGATTGGGAGCAGGACATCATGTCCTCATAAGTCCCTAAGCCTCAACGACTTACGTGGGGCGGCCCCGCCGCCATGCGTAAGTCCTTGATACTCAACGAGTTACGAAGACTACTTCTCTAGCACAGGACGCGCCGCGTGTCAAGAACTATTTACTATTTGTCTATTTAAATCCTGAGCTGCGACCTAGAAAAAAAGATTAAAAAAGGGGTTGCGCCCACCCCAATCTCTGCTATACTTCCACCATGACAGCGACCGAAGAGAAGATCGAAAAGCTAGGCCAAGCAAGTGACGCACTCCGCCTTGAGGTGAGTGATGTTCTTGGCAGTCTCATAACAGAAGCCATGTTCGTCAGTGATGATGACCTCAAGAAGAAACTCAAGGGTGCAGCCGACAAGTTGGGCATCGCACTCATGACACATCAGTCCGCAGAACTCTCAGCTAAACTCAACATCAAGTAACCATGTTTAATCTACTCAAGTATACCATCAAGTTCACAACGTGGACATTCATGTGGATGCAGGGCCTGACCCTCGCCGCCCTCCTCGCAGTTGTCCTCTTAACGGACATGGCACAAGCCGAGCGATACGTCCACGCCGTTTATCTCCCTGACGCATTGCTGCCACTGGGAACGAGTCTTTTCTTCTGCTTGGCCTTCTTAGCCCCACCCGTGTGCGGGTTGGCTATGGCCGCGACGCAAACGCTAGCAGACGCTTTTACTGGGTAAGTCGGTCTGTCATAACCAACCTTCTAACTCGTTGATACTCAACGGGTTAGGAGGGACCGCCCCGCCGCCGCCTGTAACTCCTTGATACTCAATGAGTTATACATGTAAAAAAAAACAATAAAAACGCTTGCACGGTTAGCTGGCTGTGCTATTCTCCCTACATGACTGATCTACATGACTTCATCACCATCCGCCCCGAGGAACTCATCGACTCCCTCGCGGACGGCCCCCGCGCAGGGCAGTTCAACCCCTCGCCCGAGGAGGTGCAGGAGCTGCTCGCGCAGGTCCACGCGGAGGAACACCCAACTCAGCACTCGACTGACGATGACGAGCGCGTCGAGCCTCCCGCCAAGCGGCTGCCTGTGATCAACCCATCCAGCGGCTTGCCTGTCGGATGGCGATTCCACGCGGGTGACTGGAGAGAATACGAGGAGCACGGCAACTAGCCTCGTAAGTCGCTTATACTCAACGAGTTATGGGCGGCGGCCCCGCGCCCCCTCGTAACTCGTTGATACTCAACGTGTTACGACTTGAATTAAAACACAATAGTATTGACAAGCCCCCGCCATTTAGCTATTTACCTATTTACTATTTAGCCCTACATCATGCAACCCACAGCAATAGAAATACTTGTTTACTGCGCCCTTATCACTCTGGTCTGTTTTCTCGCAACAAAAGTGAAAAAATACTAGAAAAAGGCTTGCGACCAATCCGAATCCTGATATAATCCTAACCATGACGATAGCTAATACCACATTGCAACTCGGAGACAACTCCATCAAGATCGCGTCTGCCCTCACTGGCAAGACCGTCCGCTACCTCAACCAGAAGCACAGCACTATCACCCCTGATGGTGTCCGCACGTTCAAGATCAATGAGGTCGAGGACGTTTTTGTTTCTAAGGAGTCTGGCCGCAAGTGCGTCAAGGTCCAAGTTCAGGACATCGACGATAATGGTCAGGTCAAGTTCCGCACCCTTCACCTCTCTGGAATCTCATCCGTCAACTAATCATGGCAACTAAAACCAAAGCAAACCAAGCAGTCCGCATTGAGATCACTAATCAAGATCAGGCTGCACT